GCCTCGTCTTTTTTTAGTTTCATCGTTTTTTAAATTAACTACTGCCAACAATTTATATAATTAATAGCCTAGGCAGTGTTTAGACTAAAATCAAAGTTTTACTGAATACTACCATTTATCTACTACTATACAAGTTCTTGCAGGTAGTTCATCCAAAGCAGTTTGTAATCGCCCACATTGTTCATCTTTATCAAGTGCTTTCCATTCTTCCATAGTAGCGCATTCTAGTTCTTTTAGGCTTATGTTTTCGCTGCCACTTGTAGTATTCACATCCCATTTTACATTAATTGTTTCCATTATATTTTTGTTTTTAAGTTAATATCCGTACTAAGCACAATAACGTGTATATGGCATTAAAACGACAACATACACACAGCGTTATATGCCATTAACCAATCGTATCGTGTATTGAAAATTCTCTTGGTAATAATCTACGCAACAATGAGAAAAACTTTTGATATTCCTCAATCTTTTTTGTGTTCGCCAAAAGTTCATTTTCTTTATCTCTAATGTGTTCACTTGCAAGTAGCCATTCATTTAGCTTACCTTGTTCATCTTTTGAAGTAATGAACTTTTTTAATTCTTCGTATTTTTCGGCACATTCTTTTTTTCTCATTGCTGCTCCGTGGTCATAATAAGCCATATTGTTTCAAATTTAACGGCACATAACAAGGGTTTTGCGTAATAGCTCTATCAAGTGTCGTGGTTAATTTTAAGTTTATACTAAGGGCTTTGCGTAGTAGCCCTGATATGTTAGCAACAATTAATTGTCTTTTAAGTAATCGTCTACAACCTTGGTTACTGTATACATATTACCCTTGTCTTCTAACCTCACTTTACTTACTTTTCTAAAAAAGTCAATTAACAGTTCCCTTTGGTCGCCTTTATCATCTGCATCCTGTTCAGTTCGAATAACACCTGTATTTAATTGCGGTTTTTGTGATTCATTAAAATTTTCGTTTTTCTTTCTCATAATTTTGTTTGTTTTTATTTGTTAAAAAGTTCTAATTTATAAGCTTCAATATCAACCACTTTAGCCCAAAAAGGCTTTTCATGACCTTGCAATCTAATCGCTTTGTGAAATTTATGGAAGTAGCCATGTAATTCGTTGTTCTTTTTTACGCTTTGTTGGTAGTCAAATAGCTCAATAGACTTGTCGAAGCCCACGAATTGCGCTATCGTTGGAGTAGGATAAATGCAATTATCAATTACATAATTAACGGCTGCTGCAAGACGATCATCCGACATCTCTAAATCCCTTACACGTCCTAAAAGCACTTGAAAAAAAGATGTTTCAAGCTGCGGAAATGATTGTTTAATCTTCGCTACTTGTTGAACTTGTACGACTTCGGTACAAGTCTTTTTGAATACGCTAATCTCGTACGCCTCGCCTTTGTTTATCAAAGTGTTCGGCAAGCACACTTGCAAGTTCATCTTCACTTGTTCCTTCTCTGTTTTTAATAATTCCTGTATTGACTGCATTTGATTTTATTTGTTCGTTAAATACGGCTATGTACTTCACGCCGTCAGGATTTGTCTTTCTTAACTTTGTTACAGATAGGAAATTTTTTGCCCAAAAAGCATCCGCCCTGGTTCTTTTGATAATGTCTAAAATATTTTCGAATGGCAATTTCTCGATCCTATTCAACTTTTCAATCGTATCCTTCCAATTGTTTATTTGACTTTTTGTCACTGGATGAAGATGAGCTTCAAAAAATTTTAAACTCTCGTCAAAAGTTTGCAAAACTTTTTGACTAAATACGAGAGTCTTTACTTTCTCTTTCTCTTTCTCTTTCTCTTCTACTTCTACTTCTACTTCTACTTCTACTTTCCCTTTCCCTTTCCCTTGTACTTGTAGGGTAGGGGTTAAATTTTTATTTTTCACCCCTAGGCAAGGGGGTTCGGTAGGGGGTTGGCTAGGGGGTACGGCAGGGGGTTGGCTAGGGTTGGATAAAATAATCCCCGTCTTGTCCTCAAACCCACGAACCTGTGTATCTATACTGTTCACTTGACTCACGTATGCGAACTTAGCCATACCTCTTAACTCGTTAGGTTTGACGCCAAGGAATTGCCTATCCAACAAAGCATCAATAAACGCTACTTTGTCAGCATCATTATCCAATTCGTTGTACACGTCGAAGTACGACCGAAAGAAATTAAATCCTTTTCTCTTTGTCAATTTCATGATTTGTTTAAATTAAAAAAGCCGCCCCAACAAGGTGCGTGAGATAACCTTGAGAGAGCAGCTTTTGAATAAATTTTTTTGAAGATCTCACGCTTCGAATTACAAATATAACATTAATTATTACAATAATGATAAAAGATACAAATTATTTAAATTTAACTGTTAAGGTCATGAGGCTACCTGTACACAGACTTGCAATTGACGAGATAACCGAAGGGATGGATTATGTTGGCTTGGTAGACATGCCTGCTCATAGCAAGATTTATACAACCATGGCGACGCAAACAAAAAAAGCAATCGTCAAGCAGGTATTTAATTCTGAAAAGCAGATAGTCACAGGCGTTGTAATTGCTACGAATCATCTTATATATCGAAGAAATGATGATGGTTATGAATATAATGTGTTTATCTCAAAGCAAGATTCGCTTGAAATAATGAAGAAGTTCGCAAAGTTCGGTTATCACAACAATGTCAATTTGATGCATGATGCAGGGCGTAAGGTTAAAGATGCGTATTTAATCGAATCGTATTTTATTCGTGAAGATAAGAAGAATATTCCAGAGGGGTTCAAGGACCAAAACTTGCAACCGGGAAGCTTAGTATTCTCTTATTGGATAGAAGGGAAAGAGAGTTGGAAGTTCGTTAAAGAAAGTAGCACAGGATTTAGCCTTGAAGGCTGGTTTAAAGAGGTGCCAGTAAAGTTTATAAAACAAAAACAAAAACAAATGAAAAAAGGAAGAAGCTTAATGGCTCTACTTGGGTTTGCATTAGCAAGCGTAAAAGTTGCTTACGACAGTAAAAAGAAGTACGCAGAAGCAACCAATACTGACGGTGAGACCGTCCAGTGGGATGGTGAATTAGTAGAAGGCGTATCAGTATTTATTGTACCAGCAGAGGGCGACCCTGTACTTGCACCCGAAGGAGACATGACAATTGACATTGATGGCACAATGACAGTTGTATCAGTTGATGAAGTAGGAGTTGTGACTAATGTAGAGATAGTTGAAGTTGATCCAGAGGATGTGGCTGAAGCAATGACAGCTATGAAGGCTCACTATGAGGGGAAGTTTACGAAGCAAGAAAGCCAACTAGTTTTAATGGCGAAAACTATTGATGATCTAACTGTTGCTTTTGAAAAGTTTTCTGAAAAGAATCCACCTAAATCAAAGCCTTCATTGGTCAGTGGTTACGCATCTTTGCGAGGTAAAAAATAGTAAAAAAAAAATTAAAATTTATATTATGAAATGGAAATTCGGTAAATTCACAATGGCTAAAAATGTCTTAAAAGCGATATTTGGCAAGATTGAAATGGATTACGATATTGATGAGTTGGGCGCATTCGTAGAGGATAAATCTACGGAAGTGATGCACGACTTGCTTAATGATAGTAATCTAAAGACTAGGATGAATGTGATGCAAAATGTTAAGGGTTCTGAACTTATCAAAATCATCAATTCTAAACCGACACTTCAAAGTGCGGCGGCTTGCGGTTGGACTCCAGAAGGAGGGATGATTTTGACGGACAAGACTATCAAGACTTATCCACTTAAGATTCAAGAGGTATATTGTAACGAAAACCTGAATGAGACGTGGGCTCAAATGATGAATGCTATTGGGGCAAACGTACAGAACACTGTGCCACCAACCTTTGCAGATGCGTTGATAGTTTATTACCAAAAACAAGCAAACATCTTAGACGAAAACTTAATAATCAATGGTGATACAGCATCATTAGATGTTGACTTATTGCATTATGATGGCTTTATTAAACAATGGAATAACGACGTTCTAGTGAAAGTTTACGACTCATTGGAGACAGCTATTACAGATGCTAATGCATTCGCAATTGCTAAGGGATTAGTAGCTAGTATACCGACAAAAGTTAAAAGACATAGAGATGCGGTTACATTGGAGGTATTAGTTGGGTATGAGACTGCTCAGAAGATAATTAATAATATCCACAACACCAAGGATTACAACGCTTTTATCCCAACCACTGAGGAGGACGGAAGTATCACGTTCATCTTACCTACGACTAACATTACATTTCGATCAATTCAACAGTTAGACGAGACAGATGTAATGGTTGCCGCACCGCACAAATACATGTTCTACGCTACGGATTTATCAAGTGATATTGACGGCTTTACTTGGAAGTATTCTGATTACGAGGATGAATTAAGATTCGGAGTTAAATGGAGAAGTGGTATAGCTTACATATTTAGCGACACATTCACTAGATTAGTCTTAGCGGTATAATAAATTAATGGGAGTGAATTAATTCACTCCCTGTTTATTCACTTTTTAACAAAAAAAATATGATTACTTTAGAAGATTATTCAAAACTTTGTGAACGTGAAAACGGTGGAGTTGAGCGTATTGTCGTTGCTGAATTGTGCAAGGTCGACAAGACAGGCGTAACTTTTACAGGTCGTGAAATTACGGATGTTGCTATGGTGGCTGCCGCACAAGCTTACGCATGGACTCCTGATATGGAGAGCGCAATGTTTAGTGACAATAGCACTGGCAACAGAGGTAATAACTCAGTGATGAGAACACATACTGGATTGGTTATATTTAAGGATGATAGTGAGCTAGTTGCTGACTTGGACGAGAACTTAGCTAAATCAACAGGTTTAGTGTTCTTCGTGAAATATGCAACTCCAATAGGCAATGTGTCTAAATGGAAGGTGTTCGGGTTCTTTAACGGTATGACTGTCACTACTTCGGAAGCTTCGACTGGGCAAAATTATGAAGACCTTAGAGGGCACACAATGAATTTTGAAGGAAAGGAGTTAACAAGGGCATTAGATATTGATGAAGCATTGGTTCTTGCGCTTCTTATTCCTACTCCGTAACAAAATATCTTTATAACCAAAAGAGGGGTGGGTAAGTCCTTGCCCCTCTTTTTTATTTAAAATAATATGGTGAAAGTAAAAGACAGATATATAGGGTTAACCATTCATTCGGACAAGATAGGATGGGTTAAAGTGAGCAAAGATAGTGCCGAACTATTAACTAAATTAGGGCGACTAGAATTGCTGGATGGTCTTGAAGATATTCATAATTCAGACCCTAAAGATGAATTGAAGTTAAAGGATTTGAGAAGTCAAGCAAAGAAGCTTGACGGGTACAATTCCAAAATGACACGATCCGAACTTAAGACATTGATTGATGTTAATGCTTAATCTTGACGAGGTGAACACCTTAGACGTCGTATGTAGTGACCTCACAACAATTAATGAACCTATATTCTTGTGGCGAATATTGAACAAAGTCACAAAAGTAGAACATCTAATTGAATTGATAAATGAAGTGCCGTTAAATCATAGATTTGATAAATTCAAATTGGATTTACCGAATGATTTGGATTTAAAATCAGGTGAATACGAATGGTACATTTACCAATCAGCATTAACAGGAGATGTAAATTACAGCGACATGAATTTACTTTCAAGTGGGGATTTAAAAATTAATACTAACTTTGAAATAAATAAGTCTTATGAGCCAATCGGAGGAAGTGACAAGGAGTACAATGGATAGAGTTAGTTATGTTAAGATGGCTAAGAAGAAGTCGTCAGCTATACGGCTGGCGACGGAGTCGGATAATAAAAATAGTGACACGGTGAATTGGGGCCGTAAAAATGAATACCCATACTATTTAAATTATCTCGCCGCTTCTAATCCAATTCATTCGGGAATACTTCGAGCAAAGACAGTCTTCACCGTATCAGGTGGGTTGATTTATGAGGGTAAGCAAGAAGATAGATTTGAGCTATTTTTCAAAAATAAGAAGTCAAAACATTCAGATAAAAATTTAGAAGATTTAGTCAAAGATATTTCAGTCAATTATGAAATATCAAACATCTTTGTATTCAGAGTCCTATTCAATGTTGTAGGAATCAAGACCTACAAGAAGTTAGAGGTTATACCATTTGAGAAAGTACGCTTTGAGATTGCATATGACGAGCAGAACAATGCTATTGCGACTGGCAACATAAAAATATCTGATAATTGGCTAGATTTGAAGCAGCCAACTAAGATCTTAATGCCATTTGACAAGTCAGATCCAGATCAGCTTGAGTGTTACGTAATGCACATGGAGGAAAGTGGGCAATCGTTAGACGAAAAGGGCAAGGTCAGCTCTAGTTTTTATCCTGAACCTCTATATTCAGGGGCAATAATTTCTATAGATACGCTTATTCAAGTAGGGAAGCACGGTAATTCAGAGATACACAATGGGTTTTCGCTGGGAACTTTAGTATATTTGGCTGGCGGTAAGATTATTGACCCGAAAGTTAAGCGAGAGTTTGAAGATGATTTGACAAATAGTACTACTGGCGCAGAAAATGCGGGCGGTAATATGATAGTATACGGCAACGGGCAAGATGAAAGACCAACAATTATAAGTTTGTCAGGAAATAACCTTCCAGATAGGTATGTGATTACTAAGAAGGGGGCGGAAGAATCAATAATACACGCTCATCAAGTTGTCGTACCTACCTTATTTGGAGTTAAACAGGAAGGCTCATTTAACGCAAGCGAATTAGAGGTTGGTTACGCTATAATGCAGGCTAATTATTTCACAGGCAGAAGGGATGCAATACTATCGGTACTCAACTGGATAATGAATGACATTGCAGGTATTGAGGGATCAATTGCTTTCGGTGAAGTTCAATTGAATTTAGAGAATCAAGTTGCGACGGATGATGCGAGCAAGACGGGTCAAGCCCTTAATGCTATGTCGCCTTTAGTTGCTAATAAAGTACTGAGCTCAATGACGGCGAACGAAATTAGAGCCTTGGCAATCTTAAAGCCAAAAGAAGGTGGTGATGAATTACCCTCTTTGTCAAAGGATGGCGCACAAACAGAGATGTCAAAAGAGGTTAAAGATGAATTTATCGAAAGGTTCAAGAAGTTTGGAGTTGAAAAATCAAGCATTACCGAAATTTTCTCAACGCAATTAATCGACGGCACTCAAGAGGGAGAGCAGATATTCATGGATGAGTTTAAAAAAGCTGCATTCCAAGCTTTAAGTGAAAATGGTCAGCGCACTTTGGAGTTAATAAAAGACAACGAAAACTTTAATAATATTCGCAAAACATTAGATATTTCAAGTGTCGATTTAGCTAAGATTTATGGTGATTTGATTCAAAAAGGATTAATCACTAAAGATGGAGTTGTGACTACTGAAGGCAACAGACAGATAGCAATTAATGATGTTACCTCTTTACAAGTTATGTATGGTTATCGTCTTAGATTTGACGCTCCCAAATTACAAGTAGGTGGTAAGAGCCGTGAATTTTGTCAAGTATTGATAGGTGCTAATAGGTTGTACACGAGGTCAGATATCGAAAGAATTAGCGGAGTAGAGGGGTATGATGTATTCGCATATAGAGGTGGTTGGTATCACAATCCTAATTCAGGAAAGAATGAACCAGGATGTCGTCACGAATGGTATCAAGTTGTAACATTTAAATAATAAGAAGATGGGCGCATTAGACATAACATATTTATTAACTCCTAAGGTGTGGGGTGAATATGGATTCACCGACATCAACACAGACACTAAGAAGTTACTCCCTATAATTAGGGATGTTCAGGCTCGAATTGTGGAATCTGTAATCGGAAAGAATCTATACGATAAATTTATAGAAGATATTGACGCAGGCACACCAATAGTCGGGCTTTACAAGGAGTGCTTAGACAAGTATATATTACCTATGATGATAGCTTATTGTGATTATAAGGCAACTTGGCACACGACATATCAGATAACCAATAAGACGACAGGGCGCAACCGTGACGAGCATATTGAGCCTAATGATGTAAATCAGAACAACGATTTGAGGAATGAATTAATCAAGACCGCAAAGTCTTACGAGAAAAAATTAAAAAATTGGCTATGTGACAATACGCAGAAGATTGAAGAGTTACGCATTGAGGGTTGTTCCGGTTCGGATTTAAGTCAAAGCAATGATTATTTTAATTCAATCGGGATATTTTAAGAAATGAGAGTGAGCGAAAAAGCAAAGGAGAAAGTCAAGGTAGCTGCAGCAAAAGTAAAGAAGTCTGTAGCGGATAAAAAGAGGATCAAATGATAAATGCAGATGTAACACTTATAAGGCTTATAGCTGAGTTCAAGGAGTTTTCCGATAAGCACGGTATGCTTAATGATTTCTTTGGTTACGGACAATTTCTGCAGCTATCAATGGAGGGTAGGCGAGACTATCCAGCAATGGTTATAAATGTAACTGCGGCACCTTCCGATACTTGGTATTTCAACTTTCAATTAGAGGTGATGGTGTTGGATTGGATGCAAGACGATCAGAGCAATCGGACTAGGTTAATGTCAGATACACGTCAGATATTGAACGACCTAGAGGAGACAATACGCTATTCGAATAGGTGGCAATCATTTAGCAAGTTGGAAGGTCAAGTAAATTGCCAACCTGCCATAGAAAAGGGTCGAGACAAATCATTTGGTTGGATAGCTACATTCACCTTAAAANTAAAGAAAAGACACGGTATATGTGACCTAAAGACTTTACTTCCAACTTATGACTTCGAAAAGGGCATTTATGACGATTTAATTTAACCTAAAACTTATGAACGGAAACGAATTTATATTAAATTTAATTAACATCTCACCAGCTCTAGGAGTATTGGTGTGGGTGGTAATTTATTTTAAGGGGCAAATCAAAGATAAAGACTTGTTAATTAAGGCTTTAAATGAAGAATCTCGTACAGCTCTTAGAGATGCCTATAAGCATATGAGCGATATAAACGAAACGCTAAAAGAGTTTTTAAAATGAGTCCACAACAAAGAAAAAAGAAGTCTGCTATTCTAACGAATAAGCTAGTATTAGACTCAATGCGTCAAATTATGGACGAGAATAGCCGTATGTTAAAAGAATTGCTTAACCAAGGTAAATTTATATATGTTGGAGATGCTCAAACTAACCAAACGAAATAATGTACGATCAATTAACAATCGAAAGAATCGGCTTTGCTCACCCACGGATTAGGGTGGAATTGGAAAACTATTACTTAGAGATAAACAAGAAACTACCTAAAGGTGTGCGCTTGCGATTCTCTTCTGTTTACAGAACAAATAAAGAACAGGATGCTTTGTACGCTAAAAGACCAAAAGTAACCAACGCTAAGGGTGGCCAGTCCATTCATAATTATGGTCTTGCATTCGATATTGCTATCCTATTCGATTTGGACGGCAACGGCACATTCGAGACCGCCTCATGGAAGCAAGACAAATACTTTAAATTGGTTGTTGATTTCTTTAAATCTAAGGGCTACACATGGGGTGGTGATTGGAGTTCGTTCAAGGATAATCCACATTTTCAAAAAGATTACGGATATAACTGGAGAGCTTTACAACTTTTACATGTATTGATGGATGATAACGGTATAAATTACCCTGTTTTATGAGATATTTAATAATCATTTTATCTGTATTACTTTCCTCTTGCTCCGCTCAATGGCATCTAAGAAAAGCAATAGAAAAGGATCCTTCAATCTTAAATATAGACACATTAACCGTAATCGACACAGTTACATTCATAACTAATGAAGTTCAAGTGGATAGCGTATTTAAGCTCACTGCTGACACGGTTGTGATTCGTAAAGACAATCTAACCATCAAACACTATTACAGCCGTGACAGCGTATTTATATGGGGCGAGTGCGCTAGTGATACCATTTACAGAGTTCGAGAAGTTAAAGTGCCATATCAACAATTAATTTACAAAGAAAAATTTATCCCGAATTGGATTTATCTATTAGTTATATTCGGGCTAATTGTGCTTTTCGTTCGCAAAGCACTAAAATAAGTTAACTTATTTCATATTAAGACCTCCGTATCTACGGGGGTCTTCTTGTTTATGTTAAATTATTAACGTAATTTAATTACATTAATAGTTGTAATTGTTATAATTGTTATTAACTTTGTCGGGTAGCAATTAAGTTACTAAAATAAAAACAATAAAATGGAAA